GAGTGAGGGAGAGGTTTTGTCACGATCTTCAAAAAATTTCGTGACAGCCTGGAGCCTTAGTGCCACGCGGGTTTGAGGCAGATCGGGGCGGAAATTTTGTCACGATTGTCACGATCTCAAAAAATTTCGTAACAGGCCTCTAGCCTTAGTGCCACGCGGGTTTCAGCCGGTTTTGTCACGAATGTTACGAAGTTTGGTGATATTCCGCTACAGATAGCATGTACATATGGCCCCTATGTACTTATTAACTATATCTATTACTTATTTATTTTTTTCTGTAGTGGAATAAAGAAGAAAAGATCGTAACATCGTAACAGAAAGCTCTGTGCCCCTAGTGCTGCCTGGGCTGGAGCGTGTTACGAAATTTTCGTCGGTGGACGGAATTTCGTAACATCGTGACGGTTGTTGAGAGTCAGTCTCATCCTGTTTGGAACGAAATCGTTACAGCGATAGAAAAAGCTAATTGGTTTCAAGAAACAACCACTTAGGTTAGCGATCGATACAGAAAGGGTGGAGGGGAGAAGGGGGCGGGTCGGCCCTCCCCGCTCCCCTCACACACGTGTGGAAATCAGTCGATTTTCACCACGTCCAACTTGGAGTTATCCACAAGCTGGATCAGGCCGATTTCGCCCACCTGATTCATGTGCTCGGTGATCAGTTGTTGGTGCGCCGCGGCGTGCTGAGCAGCACGCAGTACCAGGGTGACCGGGTTGTCGGTGAACTCGACGCCTTCACCCATAGCGCTCAGGACAGCGCCGATACCACCGCCATGCACCCAGCCCGGTACGCTGACCATGCCGCGTGCAGCACGGAAGCCGTAATCGTTGCCGTCCTTGTTGACGATCTCGATGTTGGTGGTGAAGTAGAGCGACAGGAATATGCCGCGCTCGGCGTAGCTGGCCATGATGTTGTGGAGTTCTTCCATCACGGCGTCGGTGTCGACTTCGTTGGTGCTGCTTTTGATGATGTCCATAGTGATGTCCATAGCGCCCAGGCGCGGTTGGTGGTTGAGGGTAGAACGCGGAAAAGGCGCTCGACTCCGAAGAGTCGAGCGCCAGGGTTTACATGAATTCCAGTTCGGACTTGTGGGTGACGATGAAGTGCTCCAGCTGTTTCTCCAGGGAGTCCGCATCGGCCTTGCTCACGGTCACGTCGCTGAACGCGAGGTCACGCAGCGCACGCACCGGGCTTTCGAGGAAGCGAGCAGCACGCTGCGTGTCGCGTTGCAGCTGCACCACCGCGGCCTCAGTGGCCTTGGCGAAGGTCTGGAACTGCTGCTCGACCGGGAGTTCGAGGAACAGCTCGTCCTCGCTGACACCGTTGTGCGGGATGTCGTCGAGGATGACACGAGCCAGCGGCTGCGCATCCTTGGCCGAGTCCGCGTACCGGCGAGCGTCGAGGTCGCGCATCTTCAGGATGTCTTCAGGCGACATACCGGAGATCTTCGACAACGCAGCCAGCTCGGCGGACTGCGACAGCTTGCTGCTGTCGCGCGGAGTGGTCACGAATTCGAATGCCTGGTCGACGGTCATCGCACGCTCGTACTCGCTGTCGCGATCCTCCAGCCGAGTGGCGATGGCGTAGTACAGGCGGAAGTTGCGCAGGATGACTTCCTCGGAAGTGATACTGTCCCGTCCGGCGCTGTCCAGCTGCTGAGCGCGAGCCTTCGCAGCGTCAGCCATGGCACGCAGGTCGTTGGCACCGTCGATGCCGCGACCAACATGACGCAGTTGCATGCGCGCCAGCTTCAGTGCCTGATTGACGGCACGCATCAGGCAGCTGTTCGCGGTGGAACGCAGAGCAGCCAGTGCAGCCGGGGACTTGGAATCGAGCAGATCGGTGATGTAGGTCATGGTACAGAGTCCTATATAAGGTGGCGGAATTGCCACAACGACAAAAAGGGCGCACCTCCCGGTGCGCCCTCGTCGTCAGACCTGCGATGGATTCTCGATGCGATGCACTGCGGCCAGCAGCTCGTCGTTGATGCGAGCCATGTGCCGCGACGCGCTCGGCATGTGGTGGTCGGCCATTTCAAGCGCAGTGCCGAATGCTTCGGACAGCTGCGCCATCAGCTGGCGGTTGGCCTGGAGCAGAGCCAGGAACTCGTTGACCTGCGACTGGCTCATTGTGCAGCCGCCTTGCGAGCGCGAGGCTTGCGTGCAGGCTTGGTCGGCTGGGCGAGCTGATCCTGAATGCTGCGCATCGCAGCCAGCAGCTCGCCGGGATGCTCGTTCAGCATATTGCGGAACTCGTTGATGATCTGGCGCTCGCCGCGCTTGTGCGCGACCTTGGCGCTGACCGACTCGTAGGCCGAGCCAGTTGCAGCCGCGGTCGCGCGTGCGCCAGCAGCGATGTCGGAGACGATGGCCGAACCCAGGTTCTTCAGAGCAGCGAAAGTAGACATGGTAGATCCTCGAAGTGAATGAATGCGTAGAGACAGAGAGCGCGCTGCTCCGCAGCGCGCACGGTAGGTCAGATGAAGATGGCGTCGATGAAGAAGCGCTGCGTGTAGTAGACGACCACGGTAGCGCCAGCGAGGATGGGTACGCACCACCAGCCGTAGGTGAACCACAAGGCATAGAAGCCAAAGGCACTGATGCCGACGTAGGTGATGCAGAATATGATCAGGCCGAGGCTGAACTTGAGAGCGAGCACACGGTTGAGAACCGAAACGAAGGTCTTGTAGCGAGCGAGCAAGGTCATGATGCGAACTCCAGTGTGGATGAAAGACACAAGGAGTAAGGGTGATTCGCTCCGCGAATCACGAGAGGCATAGGGGGGAGGGGGTAAGAATTCTTTTGGCCGGAGACGAAAACGAATCCGAAGTGGGGAGTGGGGTTTTTGAGAGGGGAGGGGTGGACCTGCCCCCACGCTCCCATGGCCATCTAAAACCAAACCGCAGGGCTATCTAAAACAAAACCGCGAAATTCATGCTCCTACGGGTATTTAAAACCAAACCGCAGGGCCATCGAAGCAGTTTCAAAATAAAACCACCAACCCATAAGGTTGTCACGTTGAACGTTTCAGTGCTACATTCATCGCGTTCAACCAAACCGCAAAGGAACCCGGCATGAACCCCTCCCTGAAGCAAGTCACCATCGCAGCCTGCGTTACCCACCTCAACGATCTCGACTACCTCAAGTCCCGCGTCGAATACCTCCAGCAGTGCATCGACTCCGAAGATCAGTTCCGGGCCGACGACGCCATGCGCGAACTCGCCACCCTGCACATGGATCTGGTCAACTCGTACGGCGGCATCATCCAACGTGCTCGTGAAGCCTTCGGCTTGCCCTCCATCGACGAGCTGGCTCGTGAAGTGGAAGAAGGCAAGCACGGCTCCTACAGCAACAAGGACGTGATCGAGTCCAAGCGTGCTGAGATCGAACGAGCTGAACACGAGCTGATGCACGCCGAGCCGTCCGCGCTGTCGAGTGCTATCACCGGCGCGAACCCTGATCTCGTCACCACCGACGAACACGGACTTAACAAGCCCCAGGAGTGATCAAATGTCCATCGAAACCGAAAGCAAGACCGAACAGGAAATGAAAGCCAAGGGTCTGACCGCCCCGCGTATCCCTTCGTCGTACATCCAGGGCCTGTTCGACCGCGTGATCGTCCGCTGCCATGTAGTAGAAGGCACCACCACGACCGTTGCTGTCGCGCTGCTCGACGGCGAGTTCACCTTGTCCACTGCCATCAGCGCGTGTGTGGACCCGAACAACTTCGACCGCGAGATCGGCGAGCGCATCGCCACTGGCAAAGCCTTGGATCAGGCCCGCGACAAGTTGTGGGAACTGGCCGGCTTCCGCGCCTGGATGGATGTACGTCTGGAACCCAACGGCCTCACCAGCCCCGTACAGGAGTGACTACCATGTCCGCACCTACCCCCGTATCGCCGTTCGATGCCCCCTCTACCCGTAGCGGACAGGTCGGCTACGCATCCGCCAGCACCGCACAGGCCGCACAAGCCACGCAGGCTACTTCTTCGCCCGTGGCCGATGCCGTCATCGAGATCGAGCGCACCATCAATCGCCTCGATCGTGCAGTGGACGAGCTGGCAGCTCGGCTCGCACCGGTCAGGGTGACCACCATTGCAGCGAACAGCGAAATACCGGTGTCTCCCGCCGTACACAGCCCCCTGTTCAACGCGCTCGACTCCCTGAACGACCGCCTGCGCTGTGTAGAGCTGACGCTTACCAGAATCAGTGAATCGCTCGAAATTTGACCGGCGTCGACCTCTTTACGCGCCCCTCGGCAGCTGCGTAGACTGAACCTGCGAGCCATGCCGACCGGTCCATGGATGGACCACCTACTCCCTGCCCCGCTACACTTTGTGCCATGAAACAGCCGTCCCATCCCCGTGGAGTACGACATGGCACGCACCACCAAAGCCGCCAAGGCCAGCACCTCTACCAAGACTACCAAGGCCAGCACCTCTACCAAGACCGCCAAGCCGGTCACTACCAAGACCACTTCCCGGCGGCCGCCCTCAAAAACCAAGGCAGCCACCGCTATGTCACGCGCATCGACCGCAGTGGCCGAGGTCAAGCCGGAGCATTCGTTCGTTGACCCTGACGAGCAGCGTCACTACAAGCTCCAGCGCACCCGTGCGAAGTCCCTGATGGACCTCGACCCCATGGAAAGGGAGTTCTGTATCCGTGTGGCCCAGGGGCAGAGTCCTGTCGATGCCGCCGCCGGCGCGAACTTCCCCTCCCCCGCAGCAGATGCCAAGAAGCTGATGAACCGTGTCGGCGTACAGCGCGCGCTGCGTACGCTGTTCGAAAAGAACATGGAGATCAGCGAGGTCACGCGCGAAGAGATCATCCACGGGTTCCGGGACGCCATTGCCATCGCCCGGCAGATGGCTGACCCCCGCACGATGATCGCCGGCTACCGGGAACTGGGTCTGATGCACGGGATGTACGAAGCCAAGGTCAAGATCGAGATCACCGGCGGCGCAGCGCAGATCGCGGCACAGATGCAGACCAAGACCGACGCCGAGCTGCTGAAGGTGATCCAAGAGAACAGCCGGATCTTGTCGGCCGAGGAAATCGAAGGAGCCGAAGATGCCGAATACGTCGAGTGAGCGTAAGCCGCGCTGGCACTGCTCGAAGTGCGAATCGCCGATCTATACCCCCAGGCACAGCACCGGGATCTGTCTGTCCTGCCGCGTCGCCGGCCGAGGGAACAAGATCGTCGATGTAGCGAATGATCCTGTCGATACCGTGCCGATCCCGAAAACGGCCAAACTGAAGAAAGACCGGATCGACAAGAAGAAGCCCCGCGCCAACCCGAAGATCATGCGCGAGAACACGCGGTCGAATTCGGCCCACGTGATCTACGAGGACGGCAGTATCGGGGTCGTCAGCCGGGATAGCCACGAGTACCAGCTGGCCGCCGCGCAGAAGATCATGGCCGAGCGCACGCTCATGCGCCGGCGGTTCCTCCCGTTCGTGCAGAAGATGAACTCGAAGTACGAGGTAGCCGTCGCCCACGAGATCCTGGCGCGCGTACTGGAGCAATTTCTCGACGACTCCATGAATGGGCGGTCGCCCCGCGTCATGGTCACGTTCCCGCCGCGGCACGGGAAATCCGAGCAGACCAGCCGGAAGTTCCCGGCCTGGGCGCTGGGGAAATACCCAGAGGCGGGGATCATCCTGGCCAGCTACGGCATGGACTTGGCCGAGAAGATGTCCCGCGACATCCTCAGCACGGTGAAGAGCCAGGAATACAAGGCGATCTTCCCGGACTTGGAACTGGTCAACGAGCGTATCGATGACTGGGCCACGTCGAAAGGCGGCGGTGTACGTGCCGCGGGCGTTGGCGTCGGCGTGACTGGTATGGGCTGCCACATGCTGATCATCGACGACCCGTTCAAGGACCGGGAGTCGGCGGATTCGGAGACGATCCGGGAGAAGACCTGGGACTGGTACACCTCGACGGCGCTGACCCGTTTGACCCCCGGCGGCGGCGTGCTGCTGATCAACACCCGCTGGCACGATGATGACCTGTCCGGCCGGCTCTGCGCCGCGATGGAGGAAGACCCTGAGTATGAGAAGTGGAAGATCGTCAACTTCGCTGCCTTGGCCGAGAACGACGAGTGGCTGGCCCAGGACGATACGATCGTCGATTCACCGCTGCCCGGTGCCGTACCGTTCAGGAAGGCCGGGGAAGCTCTGCACGAAGCCCGGTACAGCCGGAAGTACCTGCTCAACCTGAAACGGATCTTGCATGCGCGGGACTGGAACAGCCTGTACCAGCAGAACCCGGTGCCGGACGACGGGGAATACTTCAAGTCGGACTACTTCATCGAGCACGATCCTGGGGACGAGCGCTACGACGGCACGGCGTACATCACCGTGGACTTCGCGATCACCGAGAAGCAGACCAGTGACTACACCGTCATCGCCGCCGGGTTGCACATGCCGAACGACACGATCCACGTCGACGACATCATCCGTATGCGCACGGGGGACAGCTCGAAGGTGGTCACGGCCATACTCGACACCGTGCAGCGGTACAAGTCGCACAACCCCGTCCTGGGCGTGGAAGATGGGCAGATTTGGAAGTCGATCAGGCCGTATTTCGAAGCCGAGGCCAAGCGGCGGAAAATCTACGTCAAGGTCGAGCTGCTGAAGCCGCTGACCGATAAATCGGCACGTGCCCGGCCGCTCCAGGGCCGTATGGCGAACCACATGGTCACGCTGCGCCGCGGCGCTCGCTGGATCGATACGATGAAGGCTGAGTTCCTTCGATTCCCGGTAGGCCGGCACGATGATATAGTCGACGCGCTTGCATGGATGGCACAGCTGATCCTTACTAAGAACCCACCGCTCCCTCTTTCCGCGCGCCGGCCGCGTCGCGGGGATCGCACCGTTGCGCAGCAGTTGTCCGACATCCTGCGCGGCGTCGGGAACGGCAGTCACATGAGCGCATGATGGGGAACGCCCGATGATCAACTCCGCATACACCTTTGACCTGCCGCTACCGGGCACGTTGTCGAAGAACGACGAGTCCTTACTGGTCAACGCGACGTGGTGCCGATACGACTACATGCGCGACAGCGGCCACGACAAGTTCATCCTCACCGCCGAGAAGTGCCAAAACTTCTGGTGGGGTGACCAGTGGAAAGAGGACGATATCACCCGCTTGCGGGCGCAGCGCCGCCCGGCCTTGACGATCAACTTGGTGCTCCAGACCATGGACGTGATGGTCGGGGAACAGATCGGCGGACGGAACGAGATCCGCTTCAGCCCGCGGTACGGGAACGTCGACGACCGAACCGCCACCGCCCTGAACAAGACGTTCAAGCACATCAGCCAGGGGAACCACCTGACGTGGAAGCGTACGGACGTGTTCGAGGACGGGAACATCACCGGACGCGGGTTCTACGACGTGCGCCTGGACTTCACGGAGAACCTGTACGGGGAGGTGGCCGTC